TTACACAACAGCCCGAATTCCGATACTGTCGGAATTGCGGGCAAAAGATTGTCGGCTTTCGAAATGCGGAAGGCTTACTTAAGTTACAGTGTCCGCGATGTAAAGCGTGTTCGGTCAGTAAGGTAATAACACGCCGACACGAAGAAGTACAAGAATATGCACCGAAAGGGCAAGGGATAATTTAATAGCAGTATATCGACGGATGGTGTCGGTTGAGATAGTACCGTGTAAACCCATTCAGACCAATACTTAAATCGGATTGGTGATCCAAGAAAATTGAGAAGCCGCCGATAAACGGAAACCCATAGTGGGAGTACGCTTATCGGCGGCTTTTTCTTTTGCCAAAAATAAACCGCCGCAGTAAAGCGACGGTTTGGCTTCGGATGGACGCAGACCCTGTTCTATGACAGCACTCCATCATTCAAAGATACAGCAGATGCGATTTTCTGTATGTCGAAACCGAAAAGACACAGCGAAGATGAAACGGTAATGGGCGCGAAATCTTCGATTACCAGCATCAAACACTGTACTAATATTATACGTCAAAGCGAACGGCTTGTCAAGCGTAAATCAAAAAAGCGCAACGCGGCTAAGCAATCTTAAATTTTTTGAAAAACTTTTTATAAGCGGACATTAGGTGTCCGCAATACCCGTTAGAATACGCTCATCAAGGGCAAAGGAGGTGGATAGAACAGTGCAAAGCGCTCTCGAACGCAGACAAGAAATACTCGAAGTTTTATGCGAACGCAGACACGAATCGGTCGAAAATCTTGCGACCGAGTTCGGCGTCAACGAACGCACGATTCGTCGAGATATCGAGTACATGACACTGTCCTATCCCATCTACACCGTGCCGGGGAAAGGAGGCGGAGTCTATGTAAGCGACGGGTATAGGTTAGGCAAAAAGTACCTAACGGACAAGCAGGCGGAATTGTTGGAAGACATAGCAAAAGGGCTCGAAGGAGAGCGGCTCGCAATTATGCAGTCAATCTTAAATACATTCAAAGAGCCGAGGAGAAGGTAATGAAAGTACATAGAAAATTATTCATTTCACTAATGAAAAAATCGAACGTCGGCTTTCGGTTTATAGCCAAGGAATTGGGTCTTACGGCTTATGAATTGGCGAGGATGTTGGCTGTGGGCGAGGAGTTCGACTACGCGCAAAGCGCAACGCTGATGGCAATGTTCGGAGCGGAAGAAATGCTCCCGGTCATCGATTGGGAGGGCATCAATGTACGCTGTCCAATCTAACGAAACCATCCGAATCTACGACTCATACCTATACCGCGAGAGCATAAAAGAGATAGACGGTAGACAGTATGATGCGGAAGATAAGTGTTGGGTCGTGCCGCTGTGTTGCGAAAATGTCGCCACGCTGTCGCTCATAGGTTGCGAACTCGATAAAACACTCGCTGCGATGCTTAAAAGCCGACGTGACGCATTTGTGGCGGTTTGTGCGCACGCCGCACCGAGAGTCAAAGCAAAGCTCTACGTTCATCAGCAAAATGCTTACGACTTTGCGCTCCAATCGTTCGAGAAAAGTAAAGGCGTTGCTTTGCTCGCGGATATGGGAACGGGCAAAACGATGATGACGATAGCGATAGCGGGTACGCTCGAAAAAGAGAAAGGCGTCAAGCGTATGCTCATCGTATGTCCGAAGTCGATTGTCGGCGTGTGGGAAGAGGAGTTTCGTAAGTTCGCCGACTACAAATACGCGCTCACTATACTCGACGGAGAGATGAAAAAGAAGCGGTCGGCGTTCGATTTTATGAACGGACAGGCACTCCAAATCATCGTCGTGAACTACGAAAGTTGTTGGCGGTTGGAGGTGGAAATAACCAAGTGGAAACCCGACCTCATTGTATGCGACGAGAGCAGTAAGATAAAGAATCCGAGCGCGTCGCAATCGAAAGCCTTGCACCGATTGGGGCGGCTCACCAAGTACAATATGATACTTACGGGAACACCGATAACAGGCAGTCCGCTCGACATTTTCTCGCAGTACAAGTTTTTGGATGACAGCATACTCGGCACGAGTTTCTATCTATTCCGTAACCGCTACGCCATACTCGGCGGATACCAAAACCGTATGATTATAGGCTATCGGCATATGGCGGAACTTGTGACAAAGGTGCATAGCGTGGCGTTCCGAATCAAGATAGAGGATGCGGTGGACTTGCCACCGTTCATCGACGAAACGCGCATCGTGCCGTTGGAGCCGCAAGCGCAATCTATTTATAAGCGCATCGAAAAAGACTGCTATGCCGAGCTCGACAACGGCGAAGTAACGGCAAGGAATGTGCTGACGCAGCTCTTGCGCCTGTCCCAATGTTCGGGCGGATTTATCCGCGACGATATAAAAGGCGAAGCCGAGCAGGTCAGCAGTGCAAAACTCGAAGCGCTCGAAGACATCATCGATGCCTGCTTGGACGAAGGGCGAAAGGTCGTGGTATTCGCAAGGTTCGTACCCGAAATCGAGGGCATAGAGGAAATGCTCCACGAAAAGAAAATTCCGTACTCGCTCATATACGGCGCAACGAAAGATCGCGCGGAGCAGGTCAGTCGATTCCAAGAAGACCAATCGGTCAAAGTCTTCGTTGGGCAACTGCAAACCACGGGAATGGGGCTCACGCTGACTGCCGCCAACGTCGCGGTGTTCTATTCGCTCGACTTTTCATACGCGAACTACGAGCAGAGCCGAGCACGGATACACCGCATCGGGCAGACGGAAAAGTGTCTGTACATCCACCTTGTCGGCAAGGGAACGGTGGATGAAAAAATACTCCACGCATTAAAGCACAAAGGCGATATAGCCAATCTTATGGTGGATAATTGGAGGCAAATGCTAAATGGGCAAGATTAACGATTTGACGGGAATGCAGTTCGGGCGGCTGACAGCGGTGGAGAAGTTGCCGCCGCACGGAAAGAACACGGCTGTGATGTGGTTATGCAACTGCGAATGCGGCGGTACGGCAATCGTGCGCGGTACGGACTTAACGCGCGGACATACGCTGTCGTGCGGATGCTATAAACAAATGCGAAAGACTTTGCCGAACAGCGAACTGCGCTTGCACCGCATCTGGCAGAATATGAAACAGCGGTGCGCCAATCCGAAGAACAAGGACTATCGCTACTACGGCGGACGTGGAATAACCGTGTGCGACGAGTGGGCGGAGTTCGAGCCGTTCTTTTATTGGGCGATGTCGAACGGATATAAGGACGGACTGACCATCGAGCGCAAGGATAACGACGGCAACTATTGTCCGTCCAACTGTGAGTGGATAACCGCCGCCCGGCAACATCGCAATACGGGCAAAACGAAGAAGTACACATTGTACGGCAAAGAATTCACGCTCGCCGAACTGTGCCGCATTTACGGACAGCCGCGCAGCACGGTAGCCGAACGACTGAAAAAAGGAATTCCCATTGACGACGCTATAAAAAAAGGAGGTAGGAATAAATTGAATAACAAACTGTTGGAACTCTCGGACACGCTGAAATTGCTGAAAGAGAGAAAGAGCGAACTCGATGCCGAGGCGAAAAAAATCGAGGAAGAAATCGACGGCGTTACGACCGAGATGATCGGCATAATGACGACCGAAGAATTGACCTCGTTCAAGCGCGACGGTACGACGTTCTCGCTCGTGGTGCAAGAGTATCCGTCCGCCGAGCCCGACCGCAAACCTGAACTGTGGGATGCGATGCGCTCGAACGGATACGACGACCTTTTCAGCATAAACAGCAAGACGTTGTCGGCAACGGTCAAAGAACTTATGACCGAAAACGGCGGAGCCTTGCCCGAATGGTTGGAAGGGCTCATCAAGATAGCGGAAAAGAACAGTATCCGCATGACCAAGTCTAAAAAATATTAATTTGGAGGATAGAAAGACAATGGCAAACGAAATCGTGAAAAGCGAAGGCAACAGCGCGGTAGCGCAGTACACGGGCGGCGTGGATCTCGGCAGCATTCTCGCCGAAGAACTCGACGGACTCAATCTGTCGTTCGACCGCATCAAAATTCCGTCGGGCGGCGGCTTGGCGTTCGAAGTGCCGGGCGACGATCCCGACTCGCCCGACACCGTCAAGGAGTTCAAGGCGGTTATACTGCATCACCATCCCATCAACTGCTACTACAAAGAGGAGTACACGGGAGGCAACAATCCGCCCGACTGCGGCAGTATGGACGGTCATATCGGTATCGACGGAGAAACGGGCGAGGTCAAGTCGTGCGCCGACTGTCCGTTCAATAAGTTCGGCAGCGGCAAGAACGGCGCGAAGGCTTGCAAGCAGAAACGCCGCATCTATCTCTTGCGCGAGGGCGAGCAACTTCCCATCATTCTGTCGTTGCCCACGGGCAGCCTCAGCGAATTCAGCAAGTATGTGATGCGCCTTCTTTCCAAGGGCAAAAAGACCAACAGCGTGGTCACGAAGTTCACGCTCAAGAAAGTGCAGAACAGCGGCGGCATCAACTACTCGCAGGCGGTGTTCGGGGTGGACAGGGAGTTGACGAGCGAAGAACTTGCGGCAATCACGCCGATGAGCGAACAAGTCAAGGCGATGGCGAATAAGGTCACGGCGCTCGATGAAGAGTAAAGATGAAAAGGTACGGGCGGTGGGAAGACCGCCGCCCAAGTCTTTGATTTATATCTGCTCGCCGCTCAAAGGCGACGTAAAGCGTAACATAGAAAAAGCGAATTATTATGCGCGGTACGCTTACAGTCAAGGGTGCATACCGCTTGCACCGCATACCATCTTTACGCAATTTCTCGACGATAATAACCCGAAAGAGCGAAATGACGGAATGGCAATGGGGCTCGCACTTTTGGAGCATTGCGCCGAACTGTGGGTATTCGGTACGAACATAACAAAAGGTATGCGCAAGGAAATCGACTATGCGCGTAAACAAAAAATCGAGATACGGTGGATAGTTTTGCAGGAAACGGAGAAATAGGATGACGGACATATTCGAAAAAGTAAAAACGCAAGTGCATATCGCGGACGCGGTAGCACAGTTCGGAGTACAGCTCAACAGCAAAGACAAAGGGCTGTGTCCGTTTCATAACGAAAAAACGCCGTCCTTCTCCGTGGATCGCAAAACCAACATCTTCACTTGCTTTGGGTGCGGCGCGACGGGCGATGTCATAGCGTTCGTGTCGAAACTGAAAAACATCGAGCCGCTCGAAGCGGCGAAACTGCTCGCGGAGATGTTTCATATCGACATAGGCGAAACGACGAAACCGAGCAAACCCGACATCAAGGCGTACCTCAAAAAGTGCATCGCCGATGTGTCGCAAACGGATTATTTCGCACGACGCGGTTTGACCGTCGAAACCGTCAAGAAATATTGCTTGGGGTATGACGCATACCGCAAGGCGGCGGTCATTCCGTACTCGTCGAAACTTACATACTATCAAACGCGGAGCGTGATTGGCAAGAAATTCTTCAAGCCGAAGACCGAGGATGCGGGAGTAGAGCCGCTGTTCAACGGGGATATGCTCTACAAGGGAAAAACGCCAATCGCAGTGGTCGAGTCTCCGATTTGCGCACTCTCCATAATGCAGTGCGGCTTCCCGGCAATCGCGCTGTGCGGCGTGGGAAACATCAATAAACTCGTCCACGCAGTAAAGAACAAAAAGCCGACGGCAACGCTCATCCTTGCACTCGATAACGACGACGCAGGGAAAAAGGCAAGCGGCGATCTCGCCGCAATGTTACTCGAACTCAACGTGCAGTATGACGTTTACAATATTGCCGGGGAGTGCAAAGACCCGAACGAACTACTGCTCAAAAACAAATCGCAACTCGAACGCAATCTCAAAGCGGCAAAGACCGCCGCCAAGAAAAAGTACGCCACGGCGAAAGACAGTTTCACCGCATCGGAATTACAAGATGAAGAAGTCGCGCCGCCGACGTGGATCGTGGACGGTATGCTCCCGACAGGACTCGCATTGTTGTGTGCGCCGTCGAAGCTCGGCAAGTCGTGGATGATGTTGCAACTGTGTATGGCAGTAGCCGAGGGCAACGAATTCTTGGGATACGCCACAAAGAAATGCGAGTGTCTGTATTATGCGCTCGAAGACAGCAAGGCGCGGCTTAAAGACCGTATGCAAAAAATGCTCAAAGGCAAACGCGCACCGAGCGGGGTGCATTTCGCACTCGACGCCGACCCGATCGATAACGGCTTTATGGAGCGCGTGGTCGATGAGATAAAGACATACCCGAACATCAAACTCGTTATAATCGACACGTTGCAAAAGGTGCGTGGCAAGCCGTCGAGCAAAGAGTCGATGTATTCCATAGACTACCGCGAAATGGGCGAGCTCAAACGGTTTGCCGACAAAAACCATATCACAATGCTTTTCGTCCATCACTTGCGGAAGATGGCTGACGAGTCCGACGTCTACAATATGATAAGCGGCAGTACCGCACTGATGGGTGCGGCGGACACCGTGTTCGTCATATCCAAGAAAAAGCGTACCGATGACGATGCGACAATGAGTATGACCGGGCGAGATATAGAGCAATCGTCCATTGTCGTGCAGTTCAATAAATACGATTATCTATGGGAAGTACGCGGCACGGCGGAAGAAGTCGAAGCAAAGAAAGAACGCCAAGAGTACGAGAACAGTCCCATTGTCATCACGATAAAAGAACTCATCAAACGGAATCCTATGGGCGGATGGAAAGGATCGGCGGCGGAATTGATGAAAGCGGTGTACGATGTTACAGGCAAACAACTTGCCGAGTCCGCGACGGGAGTAGGCAAACTCATCAGCAAGTACGAATACCGATTGCATTGCGACGATATAGAACACACCGTGACACGGAGCGCAACGCGAACGCACACGTTCAAGCGAATCGTAAGGAATATGCCGTATGGCTATCAACGGACGATATACGACGGAGAGAACGACTGAAAAAGCGTCGCTTATAAAGAAGTATGTGTCGTAAGCGTCGCAAGTGTCGAAGAAAAAACAGATAAATCCACAAGAGTGAGTTAGTGTCGGTGTGTTTAAGTGTCATATCTCGACACATACGACACTTGTGACACTTGGTTTAGTAAACGAGGTAAAAATGAAAGAAAGCGATTTGATACGCAAAATATCCGAATACTTAAAGACCGTGCCGAGCCTCTTTTTTTGGAAAGAGCACGGCGGTATGTACGGCACAGCGGGAATACCCGACATAGTGGTGTGCTATCGCGGACGGTTTATAGCATTCGAGTGTAAAGTCGGGAAGAACAAACCGACCGTACTGCAAGCGCAAACGATACGGCAAATAATAGCCGCAGGCGGATACGCGATGGTGGTGCGGTCTGTGGATGAAGTACGGCAAACGATAAAGGCATTCGAAAAGGAGTAAGCAATGGCGGCGGAAATAATAATCAATAAAGTAGTCGTAACGGACGAGGCGAAGTTCGATTACGAGTGTTTATTCAATCGCCCGATACCGAAAGCGGACATAAAGCGGGAAACCGAGGAATACATAGACGGTCGGCAGGGTCGGATAAACGGTTTTTATTTCCGCACGAAATACTTGGACGAAAACGCCGACGAAATGCTGATGCTGTTCTTTTACAAGGGCAAACGCTTCGGTAAAATGCAACTGTGGGAACTGTCGGGTGTGTGCCGAGCGGACGAATGGACGCGAGAGGCGGAGGACGACGGACAAATACGGAATTGGCTGAATACATCACTCGACAGTAAAGAAAGTACCGATTGGGTGTGGGATTTGCGTATAAGGGAAGCCGAGCAAAAGCGGCTGCTCGAAGAAGAATACGGCAAAGAAGGAGATGACATTATGGCGGCGATAAAAGAGCTGTTGAAAAACTATAAACTCAATAAAGCAAAGGCGGCGGTCGGCGGCACGGTGGAATCCAAGCGGCTTAAAGAGGATATGGACTTTTTGGACGTATGTATTGCCGCACTCGACGACGAAGCGAGAGAGATCATCAGCGGCTTATACATAAACGGTCAGTCGATGAGTAAACTCGGAAATCGCCTCGGCTATTGCAAAGCAGCCATTTACAAAAAGAGAAATCGAGCCGTGGAAATGCTCGAAATCCTATTTGCCGCTCGTGTTTGAAAAGAGTAGACGAAAGTAAACGAAAGTAAACGGAAAAGGCGGTAAACGCCCGTATAATGGAATTGACGGAGGGAAAAACCGAATGCCGAGAAAACCGAAACGACCGTGCAGCTATCCCGGTTGTCCGCGACTCGTGGAAGGGCAATACTGTGAAGAACACAAACGCCTGACGGATAAGCAGTACAACAGATACGGGCGAGATGACTTTACGAAGAATTTTTACAAAACGCCCGAATGGAGAGCGGCACGAAAACGGCAACTGAACAGCCAACCGTTTTGCGAGGAATGTCTGAAAGCGGGCAAGCGCACGAAAGCGACTATGGTCGACCACATTGTGCCGATAAAGCAAGGCGGAGATAAATTCGCGCCGAGCAACTTGCAAAGCCTGTGTTTTAGTTGCCACAGTCGAAAGTCGGTGGAAGAAGGCAGTCGCTTCGGGAAAAAATAAAGTTTGAAAAAGTTTGCGGTTTGGCAAGCGTTTCGCTGGGCTCTTTCGGAAAAAGACGGTATGATGTGTCTACAACTATAAAGGCATAAGCCGAAAGGAGTAGACATGAGCGAAGAAAAAAATAAAGCCGCCGAAAAATATACGTTCGAGTCGGTAACAAAAGAAACGACCGCCGCCGATGTAACCATATACGCGAACGGAATGGTGCGCTTCGGTAAGCGGGCGATTGAAAAGTATGACATACGCAACACCGACCTATTATGGGGAACGGATAACGAAAGCGGAATGCTTGCGCTCCGAAAGGTGCGGAGCGGTAGGTGTTTGCGCAGCAAGAATAAGGATACGACGAGTTGTCCGTTACGGCTTGCGCAAGAGCGCGCGGGCAAGTACGCGCTTGCGGTCGATGGCGAGGTGCTCGTGCTGATACCCATAGGCTGACACGCGCACAGGGGCAGGGGGAGTCAAATCTCTACGGATGAACGCCTAAGAGCGGGGCCGCAACTTCGCGCGAATTTTCGCAAAATCAAAAATCAAACGGGAAAATCAAAAAATCAAATGTTTAACTACGTTAAAGGACGGCAACCGCCGCCCTTTTGATTTTGCCCGAAAAATCAAAATAATCAAAAATCAAAACGGAGGGATTATGGCAAGCGGTGGACGAAGACCGGGCGCAGGCAGACCTAAAAAAGCCGCCGCCCAAAAGATACTCGAAGGCAATCCCGGCAGGCGCGAAATCGAAGTCGTGACATTCAACGCCGAGGGTGTGGAACTGCCGAGCGAGCCGCCTTCTTATTTATCGGCAAAGGCGAAAGAGATATACCGCACGGTGTATGCGTGGCTCAAAGGCATAGGGTGTACGACAGGCATACTGCCATACAACCTCGAAGAGTATGCCTTTTGCAAAGCGCGGTGGTTAGAGTGCGAGGAGATGAACACCAAGCACGGCTTACTCGTCAAAGACCCGACAAACGGAAAGGCAATGCCGTCTCCGTTCGTGGCAATGGCACAGCAATACTTAAAACAGACAAACGACGTGTGGAGCAAAATCTATCTCGTTGTGCGCGAAAGCAAACTGTCGAAGTGGGACGATAAAAATCCGAACGACGACATAATGGAGAAATTGTTGGGAGGCGGAAACTGATGGAATATACGGAGCAAAATCCGTTGCGGCTTGTCGAACTGTTCGCAGGCATCGGCAGTCAAACGCAGGCTCTCAAAAACATAGGCGTACCGCATAAAGTGGTCGGTATATCCGAGATAGACAAGTACGCCATAAAGAGTTACGAGGCGATGCACGGCTCGGCAAACAATCTCGGCGATATACGCGAAATAAAATCGTTGCCGCCCGCCGACCTTTGGACATATTCGTTCCCTTGCCAAGACATTTCGGTGGCGGGACGCGGCGCAGGAATAAGAGAGGGGACGCGCAGCGGTTTACTGTTCGAGGTGGAGCGGTTACTTAATACCGCCGCCCAAGAGGGAACATTGCCCAAATACTTGCTCCTCGAAAACGTGAAAAACCTTGTAGGCAAACGCTTCAAAGCCGACTTTGATAAGTGGCTGTCGTTTCTCGTCGAACTCGGTTACAGCAACTATTGGAAAGTGCTGAATGCCAAGGACTACGGAATTCCGCAAAACCGTGAGCGTGTGTTTTGCGTGTCCATTCGCGGCGAGCACGAGCCTTTTTTCTTTCCGCAAAAGCGCGAACTCAAACTCCGATTGCGCGATATGTTGGACGCAGTTGTGGACGAGAGATACTACTTAAAAGAGAGTACGATTCGGAGCATTCTTACATCGCACTTCAACTCGCGCCGAAACAGTGTAAAGCAAGAAGGCGACGTGGCGAATACGATACTCGCCCGCGATTGGAAAGGACCGCAGTGCGTAAAAGTCGGCGACGTTGTCGGCGAAAAATGGGAACGGATGCACGAAACAAGCCGTCGTGTGTTCGATCCGAACGGACTGTCTCCGACCGTGCATTGCGCAGGCGGCGGCAATACCGAACTGAAAATCGTGGTCGACAATGATGACGCAAGCGATGTGGAGCGATTATACAAGCAGGCAGTTGAAACGGTTTTGGAAAATGATTGCGAGGTGGGCGATACCGTTGATGCATTCAACCGCAAGATAAACAAAAGCGGTCTATGTCCGACAATAACCACGCGGCCCGAAGGTTTCAAAACCGCAATACTGCCTATAGTAAAAGGCGATCCCGAAACGGTCGTTGTAGCGGGGCAATTTCAACCAGTGGATCGTGATTATAATGGCAAGGGGAAACAGCGCGAGGAGCATTTCGAGTGCCGTCATGACGAGATAAGCAACGCCGTACTCACGGGCGATAGAAAGAACTGCGTGTGTATCGCGGCTATGCGCGGACGCAATCCAGACAATCCGTCCGACCGAAAGGCGGGGCAACAATTAAAACAGCGGCTCGAACTCGGCGAAACCGATGTGAGCAATACGCTGACCTCGGTACAAAAAGACAACCTTGTAGTCGAGGGAGATTTTGTGGCGCGGAAATACGAAGAGTTCATCGAAGAAAAGGGCTACATACCCGAAATGTTCCAACCGTTCAATAAGCAAGAGTTGGATGACGTTGCACCGACGCTGACCGGGCGGTGTTCGGTATCTGGCGGAATGTCGGCGGTGCTGAAACTCGAAGAGCCGCTGAAAGTAAAGGTGGCGACCAAGCAAGGCTACGAGGAAGCCGAGCGCGGCGATTACGTCAACATTACCTATCCCGGCAGCAAGACCAAGCGCGGTCGGGTCGGCAAAGGCATAGCGCATACGCTGACGTGCGGCGACGGAAACGCCGTTGTAACCGAAAACGTGCGCATCCGCAAACTTACGCCGCGAGAGTGCTTGCGGCTTATGGGGTGGATAGACAAGCAGATAGATAAGATAGCCGCCGCCCGTGTCAGTTCGACGCAGCAATACAAGCAAGCGGGCAACGGAATCGTGGTACAAGTCTTGGAGGCAATCTTCAAGGCTTTATTTTTCGGCGAAATATGATGCTGTATAACGCCGACTGCTTTGACGTGATGAAGGAAATGGCGGACGGCTCGGCGGATATGGTGCTGACCGATTTGCCATACGGCACTACAAGAAACAAGTGGGATATTCCGCTGCCTTTAGACAAACTATGGGAACAGTCTTTGCGGATCATAAAAGACAACGGCGCAATCGTGCTGTTCGCGCAAACGCCGTTTGACAAACTCCTCGGCGCGAGCAACATAAAACTGCTACGTTATGAGTGGATATGGGTAAAGCGGCAAGGGAGCGGACACCTCAACGCAAAGAAAATGCCACTCAAACGCCACGAAAATATTTTGGTGTTCTACAAAAAGCCGCCGAAGTACAATCCGCAAATGACGGCAGGCAAACCGTATAGCGCAAAGAGCGGACGTGCGAGCGCGAACTACGATAAGCAGAAAACGGTGTTCACGGTAAACGCCGGGGTAAGGTATCCGACGAGCGTATTGGAATTCAATTCGGAGAAAGGATATCATCCTACGCAAAAGCCCGTCGCGCTGTGCGAATACCTTATACGCACATACACCGATGAGGGCGAAACCGTTCTCGACTGTTGTATGGGCAGCGGAACAACAGGCGTGGCTTGCCGCCGCCTACACCGCGAATTCGTCGGCATAGAAAAGGACGCCGAAATATACGAGATTGCAAAAAAGCGAATAGAGGGGGAGCAATGGAACACATAGCAAGTATCAGTTACGGAAAGGACAGCCTCGCAATGCTCGAAGTGATCCGCCGCCACGGTCTTCCCATCGACCGCATTGTGCATGTCGAAATAATGGCGACAAAAGAAATCCCCGCGGATCTGCCGCCGATGATGGAATTCAAACGCAAAGCAGACGAGATAATCAAGGAGAAGTACGGCATAAAGGTCGAACATATTTCCGCACCGCGCACATACGAAGAATACTTTTATTCGGTATGTCGAGGCGAAAAGAGCCGCAATCGCGGAAAGATATACGGATTCCCATTGCAAAAAGGGAATTGGTGCAACGCACGGCTGAAGGTTGGCGTACTCGACAAGATACAACGCAACGCAATAACGTACATAGGTATAGCGGCGGATGAGCCGAAACGCTTTCATAACCTGAGCGAAACAAAACGCAGCCCGCTCGTCGAGTACGGATGGACGGAGGCTATGTGCCGAAAATGGTGCGAAGAAAACGACTTACTGAGTCCGATTTATACGACCGCCGCCCGCGGCGGCTGTTGGTTTTGTCACAATCAAAGCGTGGCGCAGCTCCGACTGTTGCGCAAGAATTATCCCGAATATTGGGCGATATTGCTCAAATGGGACGCGGACAGTCCCGTTACTTTCAAAGCGAACGGTCGCACCGTGCGCGATTTCGATAGACGCTTTTCGATGGAAGAGCAAGGGCTTATACCCGAAAATACAAAATTCAATTGGAGAATGATACTATGACGAAACGTGTTTACACCGCCGAATCCGTGACGAGCGGACATCCCGACAAACTTGCCGACCTTATAGCCGACAGCATACTCGACGAATGCTTGGAGCAGGACGAAAACAGCCGCGTCGCTTGCGAGGTTATGCTCGCACACAATAAGTGTTTTATAAGCGGAGAGATAACGACCGCCGCCGATGTAGACTACGAATACATAGCGCGTTCGGTCATAGCGCAAATCGGCTACAACCCGAAAGATATCGAGGTGGAAGTGCGAATTCACGAACAGAGCGCGGACATTGCCGCCGCCGTGGACGGAAAGGAATTGGGCGCGGGCGATCAGGGCATCGTGTACGGTTACGCGACCAACGAAACCGACAATTATATGCCGCTTCCCATAGAACTCGCGCACCGACTGACCGAGCGATTGGAACAGTGCCGCCGCGAAGGTATCATCAAAGGGCTGCGACCCGACGGCAAAAGCCAAGTGTCGGTGCAGTACGTCGGAGATAAGTTCGACAAGATAACGTCGGTCATCGTATCGACACAGCACATCGAAGAAAAAGACCTCGAAGTGCTGACTGCCGAGATTCGGCACAATGTCATCGGTTATGTGTTCGCGGATTACGATTTGTCAGACTCCGAGATACTCATCAATCCGTCGGGAAGGTTTGTGATCGGCGGATTCGAGGCGGATACGGGTTTGACCGGGCGCAAACTTATGGTGGACACATACGGCGGAATTGCGCATCACGGCGGCGGCGCGATGTGCGGTAAGGACGCAAGTAAAGTTGACCGCAGCGGCGCATATCTTGCGCGGTATATCGCAAAGAATATCGTGGCGGCAAGGCTTGCCGAAAAGTGCGAAGTCGCGCTGTCTTATGCGATAGGTGTGCCTCATCCGACAGCGATAGACATCAATACATTTTACACGGGCGCGATAAACGAAAGGTTTATAGCCGAGGCGGTGGCGAAGGTGTTTGACCTGTCGGTCGCAGGGGCGATAAACAAACTCGACCTCCGCCGCCCGGTCTTCGGGCAAACGGCGGTCGGAGGGCATTTCGGCAAAGACTATTTTGCTTGGGAGATAACGGATAAAACGGAGGCGCTCAATGACGCAGTTCGACCGTGACAAGCTCGTGACCGACAACCTGCGGCTTGTATATTATCTCTACGAAAAACTGACCAAGAATCCGCTGACCGAAAACTATAAGGATGACATCATTTCCGAGGGAATGGTCGGACTTGTCAAGGCGGCGAATACATTCGATAATGGGCGCGGCATTAAATTCGGCACATACGCCTCGCGGTGCATAACCAACGAAATGCTTATGTTTATTCGGCGGATGAATAAGCAACTCCCGCACGAAGTGTCTTTATACGTGCCGATAGACAAAGATGCCAACGGACACGTCTTGTGCTATGCGGACATTCTATCGAATGAAGACAGCATTCCCGAAAGTTGTATTTATGCCGCCGCCGTGGATTCGTTTATGGCAAAGCAAAGCGAAACGGACCGTGAAATAATGGATGCGCTTCGGCAAGGTTATAAGCAAAAGGAAATAGCAGAGATCGTGGGTATAAGACAGCCGACTGTCTCGCGTAGGATACGAAAACTGCGGCTGAAATTCCGCAAAGAATTCTCCGAAAAATAGTTTCGGTTTTGTTGCGCTTTTTCGCTGGACTATTCGCGCCGAGCACGGTATTGTTTGTGGTACAACAAAAAGGAGGTGCGGTACAATGCCGACAGTTAGATTTCGCAGTAGAGGCGAAAGCGGAAATATCTTCTTCCTTATGTCGTTGGTCGCCGAAGCGTTAAACGACGAAGAGCGGACGGGACAACTTTGGAAAGAGATAAAGCAAGGCTCATATGACGAGGCGATAGAGAAAATTCGCCGACACGTAAACCTGATCGATTTGGACGGATTATATTGATGGATACCTTTTTCTCGCAAACAAAGTGCGACCGTTGCGGCAAGGAATTGACGGACGGTCGCACGATGTCTATGTTTAATACCGAGTGCATTTGCTTGGAATGCAAGCGCAAAGAAAAGCAAATGGACGAATATACCGCCGCCTGCGACGCCGAAAATGCCGCAGTAAGACGCGGAGAAAAGAACTTTAGCGGAGTTGGACTCCCGAACAAAAAATAATACGAAAAAAGTCGAAAATTCTTTGAAAAAGTTTCGGTTTTGGGTGCGTTTTCGCTGGGCTCTTTCGATTGTTTACGGTATTCTTTGGTTACAAAATTAAACCAAGGGCAACCGCCCGAAAGGAGAACACGCAATGAAAACACAAACCTTCGGAATCGAAATCGAACTCACAGGCATCACCAGATGCCAAGCCGCAAACATCATAGCAAGCTACTATGGTACAAGCAAGACGCACGTCGGCGGCTCATACGACACTTACGAAGCTACCGACCGACAAGGACGCAGATGGAAAGCGATGCGCGATGCGAGCATACACACGGAAAAGAAAGACGGCACATACACAGGGGATGCCTACAGCTGCGAAATCGTAACGCCCGTATGCCGCTACGAAGACATCGCCGACATACAAGAGATAGTAAGGCAACTGCGGCACAAAGGCGCGATAGCCAACGACAGCTGCGGAATACACGTCCACGTCGGCGCGGAGCAACATACGGCAAAAAGCCTGCGCAACCTCGTCAATATAATGACGAGCAAAGAAGACCTACTCTTCAAGGCATTCGGAGTAAGCGAATCAAGAGCATCGAGATGGTGCAAGAAAAACGAAGAGAGATTCGTGCAAAGGATAAACGCAAGCAAACCGCAAACAACCGCCGCCATCGAAAGACTCTGGTACGATGGACCGAGCCGCAGTTACCATCACTACGACGGAAGCCGCTACCATGCACTCAACCTGCACAGCTTATGGCAAGGCAAAGGCATCGAGTTCCGATGCTTCAACGGCACGACACACGCAGGAAAGATAAAGACCTACATACAACTGTGCCTCGCAATATGCCATCAAGCACTCACGCAAAGCGGTGCAAGCGCAAGACGCACGACAAGCACGAACGAAAAATACACCTTCCGCACATGGCTCCTGCGCCTCGGAATGATAGGCGAAGAGTTCGAAACGGCAAGGATGTGGCTACTCAAGAACTTCGAAGGCGATACAGCCTTCCGCAACGGCAGACCGATGGCGGTGGCGGCATAAGCCGCCGCCACCATACCAAAATAAAAATCGACATAGGAGAAACGATTATGGCAAACAAATTATATGTAGCATACGGTAGCAACCTAAACCTTGCGCAAATGGCGCATAGGTGTCCGAACGCCAAGGTGGTCGGCAAGGGAATACTGAAAGACTATCAACTGACGTTCCGACACGTCGCAACAATAGAGCCCGAAAAGGGCGCGGAAACACCTGTCGGCGTGTGGGAAATAACGCCCGCTTGCGAGAGAGCCTTGGACATCTACGAGGGATATCCGCGAATGTACCGCAAGGAAACAGTCGATGTCGAAATGATGGACGGTACGACAAAGCAAGCAATGGTGTACATTATGAACGGCGGGGAGCCGTCGCTGCCGAACGAATACTACTACGGCACAATCCGAAGAGGGTATGCGGATGTCGGGCTCGACGAAAAGTACCTTTATACCGCACTCGCCGATACCGTTCGGCGAATGCAAAAATAAATCAAATCAATATGCGTGTTCGGGAAAGAGCGTTTCGGCGCTCTTTTTCATTTCTTAACGGAGGTGGCAATGGCATACAACAAACAACTCGCCGACCGTGCCGTTGCGTTTATAAACTCCTTAAAGCACACGAAAGGCACTTGGCACGGCGTACCGTTCAAACTGTTGCCGTGGCAGAATAAAATCATTTGCGACGTGTTCGGCACGGTAAAGGATAACGGCTATCGGCAATATAATACGGCGTACATCGAGATACCCAAAAAGCAAGGAAAAAGCGAGATCGCGGCGGCGGTCGCGCTTTATCTTTTGGCGGGCGACGGAGAGTGGGGTGCGGAAGTGTATGGATGCGCCGCCGACCGACAGCAGGCAAGCATCGTGTTCGATGTGGCTTGCAATATGGTGGAGCAATGCCCGGCACTCAAAAAGCGCATTAAACCCGTGATGAGCCAAAAACGGCTCGTGTACCAACCGCTGAACGCATTCTACCAAGTGCTGTCGGCTGAGTCGTACACCAAGCACGGACTCAACGTCCACGGTGTGGTGTTCGACGAACTACACGCGCAGCCGAGTCGTGCGCTTTACGACGTTATGACGCACGGATCGGGCGATGCGCGGAAACAGCCGCTGTTCTTCCTTATAACGACGGCGGGAACGGATCGCAACTCGATATGTTGGGAAATACACCAAAAAGCAAAAGACATACTCGAAGGGCGAAAGCACGACCGCTCGTTCTATCCCGTTATTTATGGGGCGGCGGATGACGATGATTGGGGCGATGAAAGCGTGTGGCATAAAGCAAATCCGTCGCTCGGCATAACGGTGGATATAGACAAGCTCCGCACCGCTTATGAGTCGGCAAAAGACAATCCCGCCGAAGAAAACTTGTTTCGACAACTCCGTCTCAACCAATGGGTAAAGCAGTCGGTGCGATGGATGCCGCTCGATGCTTGGGATAAGTGTGCCGACGCAGTGGACGCCGATGCGCTTGCCGGGCGAGAATGCTACGGCGGACTCGACCTATCGAGTAGCACCGACGTGACGGCGTTCGTGCTTGTGTTTCCGCCACTGAACGAAGAAGACAAGTACAAAGTCTTGCCGTACTTTTGGATACCCGAAGACACGATAGAACTGCGTGTGCGCCGCGACCACGTTCCGTATGACGTGTGGAAAGCCAAGGGGCAAGTGATAACCACCGAAGGCAACGTGATCCACTACGGCTACATCGAAAACTTTATAGAGGAACTCGGCAAAAAGTACCACATAAAAGAGATAGCGTTCGATAGATGGGGAGCGGTGCAAATGACGCAAAACCTCGAAGGTATGGGATTCACGGTAGTGCCGTTCGGACAGGGATTCAAAGATATGAGCCCGCCGACAAAAGAATTGATGAAACTCGTACTCGAACAAAAGATAGCGCACGGCGGCAACGTGCCGCTTCGGTGGATGATGGACAACGTGTTCGTGCGCACCGATCCTGCCGGGAATATAAAGATGGATAAGGAAAAGTCAACCGAAAGGATAGACGGAGCGGTCGCGCTTGTTATGGCATTGGACCGTGCGATTCGCAATCAAGGGACGGCGGACAGCGTGTACAACGACCGTGGAATCATCGTGATTTAACGAAAAAAATCTTTGAAAAAGTTTCGTGTTTTGGGCGTTTTTCGCTGGGCTCTTTCGTTGTTTTACGGTATTGTTTGGTTACAAAATCAAGCAAGGGCAAGCCTGCCCGAAGGAGTAAAAATGGCTACGGAAAAGAAAGTACAAGCAACACTTAAGAGCGCAATCGGATTCTATATCGGCGATGTATGCTATGCGATGTCCGACGAAGACTACGACGGCGAATGGCACAAAGATGATTATAGCGACTTCGAAGGCGCACACGAACTGCGCGGACACAAATTCGCCATAGGCGGTACGGCATACGGAGACGGCGAATACGAAGACCAGTTCGGACATCGCTACGGCGTCGATTCGGGAACGATAGGCATTCTGCCGTATGAACTCTGCGAAAAGAAAAACCCTTATGAACTCGACAAGCTCGGACGATTCGTAAGAGCGACGACCGCGACATTCACAGCCGAGGACGGCGAGTTCGACATAGAGCTAAGCACAAAACAAAGCTACCACATCAGCACGAATGACTGTGAAGACGACGAGGATGAAGAAGACTACTACGAAAAAGAATACGAGGGCGACTATGACGAGGAGTCCGATGAAGACGATGAAGACTACGATTAAACGGTAAAATCCGCGACCGCTCCGAAAGGGGCGGTTATCATTTTGAAAAGGAGAGCGTAATGCAAATCGAAAAGAAAAAAGTTGACGACCTAAAAGCCGCCGCCTATAATCCGCGCAAAGACCTGCAACCGGGCGACGCGGAATACGAAAAACTCAAACGGAGCATTTTGGAGTTCGGGTACGTCGAGCCTGTTATTTGGAACAAGCGCACAGGCATAGTGGTGGGTGGACACCAACGGCTCAAAGTGATGAAAGACCTCGGCTACACCGAAGTCGACTGCGTTATTGTAGACCTCGACGAGAGCAAAGAAAAGGCGCTCAATATCGCGCTCAATAAAATCAGCGGCGAATGGAACAATGACCTCCTTGCCGACCTTTTGCGCGACTTGGACGGGAGCGGCTATGACATAACGCTGACAGGTTTCGACCTCGCCGAAGCGCAAGAGTTGTTCGGCAGCGGCTCAATGGAAAACGTCCACGAAGACGATTTTGACGCGGAGTCGGCGTTAAGCGAAACCGCCGATTGTAAGACCGTTTCGGGCGATTTGTGGCACTTGGGAGAGCATAGGCTACTGTGCGGCGATTGTACGCAAATCGAGGACGTGCGGCGCGTTTTGGACGGCAAGGCGGCGGACGTGATGGTTACCGATCCGCCGTATAATGTTGATTACGGCTCGGCGATTGTCGGAAAGAATAAGTCCAAAACACGCGATAACAGCAACATAGCAAACGATAACCTCTCCGATGACGAGTTCTATCAGTTCCTGTTGGCGTTTTACAAGGCGGCGGAAAGCGGACTGAAAAAGGGTGCGCCCGTTTATGTGTTCCACAGCACAAAGGAAACGGTCAACTTTACTAAAGCGATGGTAGACGCAGGATTTAAGTATGCGCAAACGCTCGTGTGGTACAAAAACCACTTTACGCTCGGAAGGCAAGACTATCAGTGGATACATGAGCCTATACTCTACGGATGGAAGGAAGGCGCGGGGCATTACTTTGTGGACGACCGAACGCAACCGACCGTATACGAGGATTTGCGGCTTGCTGTGAAAAAGATGGGCAAAGCCGAGCTCGTTGAACTGTTGGAGAAAATGCTCGAAAAGCCGACGACCGTTGTTAAAGACAATAAGCCGAGCAAGTCCCCCGATCATCCGACGATGAAGCCGATAACGCTATGTGCGAAACTCATCTTCAACAGCAGCCACGAAGGGGATACGGTGTTCGAGCCGTTTTGCGGCAGCGGAAGTACACTCATTGCCGCCGCCCAGCTCGACCGCAAATGTTGCGCCATAGAATTGGAGCCGCGCTATTGCGACGTGGTCGTTCGGCGATACAAAGAACAGTATCCCGACGCCGAAATAAGGCACATCCGCGAGGGTGTGGAAATTTTCGATTAAACCCCTCGAATTCGAGTACATTAGGCGTAAAATTCTTTGAAAAAGTTTGAGTTTTGGGCGGTGTTTCGCTGGGCTCTTTCGAGTGAGCACGGTATACTTTGGTTACAAAATCAAGCAAGGGCAATCGCCCGAAGGAGTCAAAATGGAAACCAAAATCAGCAGAGCAACCGAAAGAAAGCTCGTCAAGATCGCACAAAGGGAAATCCCCGAACTCGCAAATCGCGCCGACCTCGAACAGCAAATGAGTGACAGCCTCGACTTTATCGACGGCATCGCGGTATGGTCTATCAAAGCAGCGCTCATAGCCGCATACGAACTCGGACGGGCGGCGGCCAAGGAGGGGAAATAAAATGGAAAAGCAAGAACGCACGGCAATCGAGAAAAGGCTGTTCCGCACTCTTAAGAATTATTCGCACGGCTATCACAGCAATGCGACTGAGAAAGAAAAAGAAGCCTACGATGCGAAGGTTGAGCAACTCAAAGCAAGGATACTCGATGACGTGGAACACGCTCCCGAAATCATCGCCGAAGAGTTCGCGGCGCATCAAGCCAAGATGTATCGAGCGCAAATGAGCGGAGAGTACGCAACGCTCAAATGCAACGCCGAATGGAAAGCAATAGACAACGTGTGTATGGCACTCATCGACAGCAAGCCATTCAAAGAATAAAAAGCATAGCAAAATATCGAAAACCGAAACCGTCCGACCGGGCGGTTTTATCATTTCAAAAACGGAGGGATTATGGGATTATTCGGTCGAAGTCGGGATGCGCCAAAAAAGGAAAAGCGCAACGCACCGAGCAAAGAAATGCAGGAATTTATTCGCGGCGTGGACGTGGATATGGGCGGCGGCTCGGCGAGCGGTGTGCGCGTGGACGAACTCCGCGCTATGCAAACAAGTGCGGTGTACGCTTGCGTAAAGATACTTGCGGAAACGGTGGCGAGTCTGCCGTTGCACTTATACAAAAAAGGGAAAAACGGTAAGAACGAAACGGCGGAGCAACATCCGCTTTTTTCGTGTTTGTACGAATCGCCGAATGAAGAGATGACGAGCTTCGAGTTCCGCGAAACGATGATGACATCGCTGTTGTTGTGGGGCAACGCTTATGCGCGAAAGATACGCAAGAACGGACACGTCACCGAACTGTGGTACTTAAAGCCGAATCTAATGACGGTCGAGCGCGACAGCCAAACGGGAAGGATAAAGTACACATACTCCGACGATATAAAGAATCAAACATTCGTATATTCGCCCGATCAGGTGTTCCACGTCAAAGGTTTGTCTATCGACGGGGTACTCGGACTGAGCCCTATTGCGCAAGCACGTGAGGCTGTCGGACTGTCGCTCGCCACCGAGCAGTACGGCGCAAAGTTCTTTGGTAACGGAGCGCGACCGGGCGGTGTTCTCGAACATCCCGGCATTCTGAAAGACCCAGAGAAACTGCGAGAGTCGTGGAACAAGGTGTATCAGGGGACGCGGAACAGCCATAAGGTGGCGGTACTCGAAGAAGGGATGAAATACCACACGATAGGCATTGCGCCCGAAGACGCACAGTTTCTCGAAACGCGCAAGTACCAAGTCAACGAAATATGCCGCATCTTCCGTGTTCCGCCGCACCTTGTCGGCGATTTGGACAGAGCGACGTTCAGCAACATAGAACATCAATCCATAGAGTTCGTTCAGCACACGGTACGTCCGTGGCTTGTACGGTGGGAACAAAGCATAAGCCGCCAACTCCTCGACGAGAAAGAGCGGCTTTTGTATTTTGCAAAGTTCAATGTGGACGGACTGTTGCGCGGCGATTACAAGTCGAGAATGGAAGGTTATGCGGTAGGGCGGCAAAACGGATGGCTGTCCATAAACGACATACGACGCTTGGAAGATATGCCGCTCGTGCCTGCCGAAAAAGGCGGCGATGAGTACCTTGTCAACGGCAACATGATAACTGCCAATCAACCGAAACAAAAAGAAGGAGGTAACGATGAATAGCAAAAAGGAATTGCGAATGCTCCCGATGAAGGAATTGCGCATCGCGGATGTCGACGGCGGCGGTCTGGTCATAGAAGGACACGCCGCTGTGTTCGACTCGTGGTCGGAAACGCTCGGAGGGATATTCCCGTTTAAGGAAGTGGTGCGAAAAGGCGCGTTCAACGAAAGCATCGGCAAAGACGATATCCGCGCTCTTTTCAATCACGATCCGAACTATGTGCTTGGGCGTAACCGCGCGGGTACGCTCGAACTCGTGGAGGACGAAATCGGCTTGCGCGTTCGCATAACGCCGCCCGATACGAGCTGGGCAAAGGACGTTGTTACGAGCATTCGGCGCGGCGATATAACGCAAATGTCCATCGGCTTTGTCGTGTTAAGCGATAAGTGGTCCACCGATGACGGAATGGACGTGCGCGAAATTCGCAAGGTGCAACTGTTCGATGTGAGTCCCGTCACGTTCCCGGCATACACGGAAACCGACGTCGGTGTTCGCGCTATGCAGGAATATGACGGCTACAAAGCCGAACAGCGCAGCAAAGCGGAAGAAACGGAAAAGGCGGCGGAACTCGCCGCCAAAAGAGCCAAAGAACAAGCAAAGCTCGAAAACCTGAAAACCAAATTCAAAAATATTTAATCGGAGGTTAACCAATAAATGAACATCAAGAAAATTCTCGAAATGAAGGCAAAGCGCGAGGATGCGCGGCTCAAAGCAATGGCGGTACTCAACAAAGCGGACGCCGAAGACCGCTTTTTGACCGACGACGAACAAAAGGAAATCGACAAATACGAATCGGAAATCCGCGCGTGGGACGAGAGCATCGCAAGAGCAGAAAAAATGCTTGCCATCGAGCCCGAAGACAGGGCGGCGGAAAAACCCGAAGTCAAGCCGACGCCGAATAAGAGCGGCGAAGAGAAACGGTTTGCCACGTTCGGCGAACAACTTCTTGCGGCGTACCGCGCGGCGATGCGGGCGGTGTGACCGATGAGCGCCTTTCCACCAGAGCGGCAAGCGGGCTCAACGAAACCACGCCCTCGGACGGCGGATTTCTCGTTCAGCAGGACTTTGTGACCGAACTGCTCAAACGCACCTACGAGACGGGCATTCTCGCAAGCAAGGCGAAGAAAATCCCCATTTCGACCAATGCGAACGGACTCAAAATCAACGCCGTGGACGAAGACAGTCGCGGAAACGGCAGCCGTTGGGGCGGCGTTCAAGCGTTCTGGGAGTCCGAAGCGGACGAGCATACGGGCAGCAAGCCGAAGTTCCGTCAACTCGATTTGTCGCTGAAAAAGCTCACGGGGCTGTGTTACGCAACCGATGAACTGTTGCAGGATGCGGCGGCACTCGAATCGGTCATTCGCCAAGCATTTGCCGAAGAGTTCGGATTCAAGATCGACGACGCCATTCTGGACGGCAGCGGCGAAGGACAGCCGCTCGGCATTCTCAAAAGCGGTGCGCTTGTCAAAGTCGAAAAAGAGAAAGACCAGTCCGCCGTCGTGACGGTAGAGAATATCGTCAAGATGTGGAATCGGCTGTGGTCGAAATCGCGGTCGAGCGCGGTGTGGTATATCAACCAAGAGATCGAGCCGTACCTGTACACGCTCAAACTCGGAGATAAACCCGTGTATATCCCGGCAGGCGGCATTTCCGAAAAGCCTTACGCAACGATATTCGGCAGACCCGTCGTGTCGCTCGAACAGTGCAATGCGCCGGGCGAAGTCGGAGATATCGTGCTCGCGGACATCGGGCAGTACCTTCTCATCGACAAGGGCGGCGTGAAAGCGGCAAGTTCCATACACGTCCGCTTCCTGTACGACGAGAACGTGTTCCGCTTTATTTATCGCGTGGACGGCAAGCCTATTTGGAACAAACCGCTTGCGCCGTACAAAGGCAAAGCCACGGTTTCGCCGTTCGTTACGCTCGACAAACGCGGTGCATAGCGTAAAGGCGGTGGGCGCGTGATAAGTTTACAGGAAACAAAGGAATTTCTCCGTGTGGACGACGATACCGAAGACGCGCTCATTTCCTCGCTTATCGTAACGGCAAAGGTATTGGTCGAAGACGTATTGCGAAGACCGCTTGCGGACTTCGACCGAATACCAGAGCCGATACACCAAGCAATGCTCATCGTAACCGCGACGCTGTACGAAGAGCGGCAAGTATCGAAGGATAAATCGGGTGTGTCCGTTACGGACACGCTCGATATGATCCGACGAATGTTGTTTGCGTACCGCAAGGGAGCGTTCTGATGAGAATAGGAAAACTCAACCGCCGAGTGGAAATTCTCGAATTCATAACACGCCGCGACGAATACGGCGGCGAAGTCGGCGAGTGGAAGGACGTTAAAACGGTTTGGGCGAACATTGTGACCGTAAGCGGCACGGAGCAACTTGTTTCGCAACAAGTGACTGCGGAGGCGGTAGCGAAAATAACAATGCGGTTTTTGCCGTGGTTGACAGTATTGCACCGCATTCGTTACGGCAAAAAACTGTACGAAATAGTAGGTGCGATTGACGCGGATACGGCGCACACGGAAACTATAATCAACTGCAAGGAGAGGGTAAACGATGGGCTACAGTGCAAAACAGCGAAAAGTCAAGACGACGGTGGAGGGTGCGGATGCGCTTGTAAAAGATCTGAAAGCAATGGAGGAAGCGGCGGCGGATGCGCTGATGGCGGCGGCGAAAGCGGGCGGTAAAATCGCACTCGAAGATGCCAAGCGTAACTGTCCCGTGGATACGGGCGCACTCAAACAAAGCCTGCATTTGACCGAAGGCAAAGCGACGGCGGTAAAAGCGACCGTGCAAGTCGACTACGATAAATCGCTCAAATACGGTACGCACGTCGAACTCGGTAGCCGAAACCGTCCCGCCAATCCGTTTATGCGTAACGCCGTTGATGATAATCAAAACAAAATCAACGACGCTATCACGGCGGAACTGTCAAGAGCGGTAGGGCGCAAGATATGAAAGATATTTGCCAAGCGGTTTATGAGTATCTGTGTTCGAGAAAGGAGATTGCGGCTCGCGTCAAGGACAGGATATATCCCATAATCTTGCCGCAGTCCGCGCCGCTCCCGGCAATCGTGTATGCGCCAGTGCTTGCCAACTACGACAGCGCATTGCAAGGCGATACAGGCTATGTGCGGCAAACGGTGCAGTTTGTCAGCCACGATACGACATACAAGAAAACGCGCGAACTCTCGCGGCTCATAAAGAAAGCATTGCAAGATTACAAAGGGGATATGTGCGGACTGAACATTCAAGCCGTGTTCATCAAATCCGACTACGAGTATAACGGAAACACGGCACTCAAATTCGATACCGAGGAATACATGTCGAGCATCGAATTCGAGATACATTTCAACGAAAAATAAGGAGGTAAATATGGCGGTAGCAGGCAAAAACGGCAAAGTCGTCATAGGCACGGAAAGCGACCAAAAGGTGGTCGGCATCAAGAATTGGTCGCTCGAACTTTCGCTCGATACGCTCGAAACGACCTCGCTCGGCGACGATTGGAAGAACTATATCACGGGTCTCAAAGAGTGGTCGGCGTCGAGCGAAGGCGATTACGAAGTGCCTTTGGATGGGCAAGGGCAAGCGACTTTGCAAGACGCATATCTGCACGGCACGACGGTCACTTTGAAACTGTTCGTGGACGAAAAGAACTACTACATGGGCGAGGCGTACATCAACAGTCTTTCCATAGAAGACCCGGTCGATGACGTTGTGTCCATCAGCATCGAATGCACGGGGACGGGCGCACTGTCGTTCGAACTCGGCGAATAGGAGGCGATATGAAAAAGGGAATCACCATAACACTGGATAAGCCGCGCATACTGCGGTACGGAATGAATGCGCTCGCCAAGATCGAAGACATCACGGGTAAAACGCTGATGTCGCTCGACCTCGGCAACGTCGGCATCAAAGACCTGCTCGCCATTGTATACGCAGGACTTTGTCACGAAGACAAGTCGCTGACTATCGAAAAGGTCGGCGATTTAATCGACGAGTACACCGACCTCAATACGATAGCCGAAAAGATAGGCGATGCGCTGACCGAGGCATTCGGTACGACAAAGGCGGAGGGCGGCGGAACGGGGGAAACCTAACCGCCGCTTTTGACCTTTCGGCAATATTGGACCGTGCAGTCGTGCAATTCGGACTCGATCCGCTTTTCGTGGGCGAGTATACGCCGTATGAACTGACGCTGCTCGCCAAGCAAAAACAAAAGCGCGACCAAGACGAATATGAGAATATGCTGTGTCTGTCTTGGCACGTCGAGGCGTTCGCGCGACAAAAGCGATTGCCGACGCTTGCCAAGGTTTTGCGCGATGCACGGAAAAAGCCGAAAAAGAAAGTCAGCAAAAGCGACGCCATACTCAAGGCAATGGCGGCGGAAAAAGGTATTACAATTTAAATAATGCGCCTAAACACTTGACTATTCGCCTAAAATGCGCTATAATTAGGCGAATAAATAAGGAGATAGGCAAATGCGTACATTCGATTATACTAAACTTGCCGAAATGCAATGGGATAGCGAAACGCTCGGACTTATTGCCCAAATACATGAGTATAAGGGGCGACAGGAGTTATACCTAAAGCGTAAGCCTGTTGAACTCGACCGACTCGTGGAGATTGCAAAGATTCAAAGCACGGAGTCATCAAATAAAATCGAGGGCATTGTGACAACCAATGCTCGGATAAAACAACTGTGCTTGGAAAAAACTACGCCGCGAACACGCGACGAAAAAGAGATACTCGGATACCGTGATGTGCTGAATACCATTCACGAAAATTTTGAGTATATTCCGATTCGCGCTTCGTACATTTTACAACTGCATAGAGATTTATACAGTTATTCCGAAAAGGCGATAGGCGGACGGTTTAAGAATACGCAGAACTATATATCCGAACAAAGAGAGGATGGTAGTTCGTTTGTACGGTTTACGCCGCTCGCTCCATTCGAAACTCCCGAAGCTGTGGATAGCATTTGCGAGAGCTATAATCGCGCAATCGACAGCTCTGCAATAGATCCGCTATTGCTTATTCCCGTGTTCATAACCGATTTCTTATGCATCCATCCGTTTAACGACGGAAACGGACGCATGAGTCGGTTGCTCACCACATTGTTGCTGTATAAAAGTGGTTATGTTGTGGGCAAATATATAAGCATCGAGAGCAAGATAGAAAAGAACAAATCTTTGTATTATGATGCATTGCAAGACAGCAGTATAGGTTGGCACGAAAACAATAACGATCCAATACCGTTCATAAAGTATCTGCTTGGGATTGTGTTGTCGGCTTACAGAGAATTCGAGAAGCGCATAGATATTGTAAGCGAAAAGAAGAGCAATACCGAAATCGTGAAAATAGCCATAGGACAAATTATCGGCAAATTTACCAAGAGAGATTTAATGGAATTGTGTCCGACCTTAAGCAAAGCGACGATAGAAAACATACTGAAACAACTGACTGAAAGCGGTGAAATAGAGCGCCATGAGAAAGGCAGAAATACCTTTTATACCGTTAAAAATTAAATAGTAACGAAAATCAATCGTAAAAAGCAAGTATCGAAAGGTGCTTGCTTTTTTCGTGCGCCAAAACTAATAAGGAGGTGGGGAATTGGCAGTTATAAGAAACCTTGTGGTCAAGATAGCGGCGGATATTTCCTCGCTTTCCAAAGGCTTGCAGTCGGCACAAAAATCAATTCAAAAAGTGTCGGCGGGATTCACGAAAGCAGGCACGAAACTGACCGCGAGCATAACCGCTCCGCTCGTGGCACTCGGCACGGCGGCGGTTAATGTTTCGCAAAAGTTTGAGCAGTCTATGGCAAACGCCGCATCGGTCGCAGGCGCGACGGGCGAAGAACTTGCGCGTATGACCGCACTTGCGAGAGAGATGGGCAGTAAAACCGTATTCTCGGCAAGCGACGCAGCGGACGCACTCTATTATATGGCATCCGCAGGATACAAAGTCGACCAAATGGCGGACTCCATACAAGCGACGCTAAACCTTGCCTCGGCAACGCAGAGCGATCTCGCATTTACGACCGATACGGTTATAGCCACACTCAATCAGTTCGGACTCGAAGCCAATCAAGCCGAGCGCGTGACCAACGTGTTCGCGTCGGCAATCGGCAACTCGATGGCGAATATGGAAAAACTCTCGAACTCAATGGGGTATGTCGGGCCTGTGGCAAACAGCCTCGGTTATTCCATAGAGGAAACGACGGGCGCATTGTCGGTATTGTACAACGCAGGCTATGACGGCTCGACGGCAGGCACGGCACTGCGGCAATCGCTTGTCTCGCTTATGAATCCATCAACTGCCGCACTCGGCGTGTTCGAGGAATTGGGGTTGTCGTTTGAAGATGTAAATCCCGCGACAAACGATCTTGCGACGATTATTGACCGTTTGGGTAAAGCGGGGATGAACACGTCGCAGGCAATGAAGGTGTTCGGGGCGAGAGCAGGTCCCGGTATGCTTGCGCTCTTGTCGGCGGGCGGCGATGCCGTTCGAGATATGACCGCATCCATCACGGGAACGAACAAAGCGACCGAAATGGCGGATGTTCAGCTCAATACATTGCAAGGGCAAATGAAAATCCTAAAATCGGAAGTGGAGGAAATAGCCATTTCGTTCGGCGACGTGCTCATACCCATTATTCGAAACTTCATACAAAAGTATATCTCGCCGCTGACCGCAAAAATGATGGGATTGTCGATGGGAACGAAAAAGAACATCGTGACTATCGCATTATTGGCGGCGGCAATTGGTCCGCTCCTTCTCGTGGTTGGCAAACTCATCGGCAGCGTGGGGACGATTATAAAAGTCGGATCGATGCTGTTCAGCAAGGTCGGGCTCGTCATAGGCATAATCGCGGCGGTTGTCGGCGTTATAACATACTTATGGAAAACCAACGAAGGATTCCGTAACGCCGTGACAAAGATTTGGGAGCGGATAAAGTCGGTTATTCTTTCGGCGGTCGAGAGCATAAAGGCGTGGTGGGAAAAGAACGGCGAAAAGGTTATATCCGCCGTTGTGAAAGCCTTACAAGCGATTTGGACGGTCGTGAGTACGGTGTTCAAGAAAGTATGGAGTATCGCCAAAAAGGTATGGGGCGTCGTTAAAGACATAGTCATAGATGCGGTCAAATCCATACAAAGATTTTGGGAGAAAAATGGCGAAAAGATTTGGGCGACGATCAAGAAAATATTCACGGCGATTTGGACGTGCATAAAGGCGGCGTATACGAACATAGGGAACGCGCTTGCGAAATTCTTCGGGTACGTTAAACCGATATGGGAAAAACTCAAAACGCTTTTTGCCTCGCTTTGGGATACCATCGTCCAATTATACGAAACCTTAAAGCCCGTGTTTGAACTCATCGGCGGAATCGTGATGACGTTGTATGGCGTGGTGTCGAGCGTTCTCGCAGGCATTATCGACGCACTCGGACCGTTTCTCGAAGCGGTTATCGACGTTGTCAACGCCATTCTCGACATTATAAAGATCGTATGCGCGGTACTGCGCGGCGATTGGTCGTCGGCGTGGGAATATATGCAAAGTTTTGCAAGCAATATTTGGTCGGGAATAAAGAACATCTTCCTCGGTATTTGGGAGTTTATCAAGGGATTCGGGGAAGGATTGGTCAGTTTCTTCGGCAGTTGCGGCGATACAATAGGCAGCATTTTTAAGAAAGTATGGGAAGGCATAAGCGGCTTTTTCACGAACATTTGGGACGGCATTTGCTCGGTTTGCGGATGGATATGGGATAAGATTACGGGGCTGTTTTCAAGCATCGGAGATTTTTTCGAAAACCTATTCAAGGATGCATTCAATTGGGGGAAGAATTTAATAAGCAATATTGCCGACGGCATAGAGAGCGCATGGAATTGGGTGGTGGACGGCGTCAAAGATGTAGGTCACGCAATCGCGGACTTCCTCGGATTCGGCTCGCCGACAAAGAAAGGACCGGGTCATACCGCCGACGAGTGGATACCCAACCTAATGGATATGATGGCGCAAGGCATGTACGCGGATCTCCCGATGATACAACGTGCGGCAATGCAGGTAGCGCAAACGCTCAATCTCGCAACATCGCCTAATCAAGCGGCAGTCGGAACGGGGAGCAGTCCTAACGGCGATCTGTTGAACGGCTTACTGCAAGGAATGGCGGCAATGAACGGAATGCCGGGCGGCGGCGAAGGCGGCGATGTCGTGTTGCAAATCGACGGTCAAACTTTTGCTCGGCTTATAATGCCGAAGCTCACAAAGGAATATAAGCGCAACGGTGTAACATTACAGGAGGGATAACTTGGATTTTCTTTTAATCAACGGCAAGGCAATAAAGCCGCCGAAAGAAATAACCGTATCGCCCGAAGTGTTGGATAAATCGGAGCGCACGGCGGACGGAACACTCGTCGTGGACATAATCGGCACAAAAAGAAAAGTGGACGCGAATTGGGAGTATCTGTCCGCCGAGGATATGATGACATTGCAAAAGGAAACAGGCAGCGGCGCATTCACCGAATTGACCTTTCACGATAACGCCACAGGCGAACTTGTTACAATAGCGGCTCGCTCGGACGGCATAACGTATATGCCGCATTACGATTGGGCGCACGGCAGGATAATGTGGAAAAGCGTGTCGGTGTCTTTCCAAGAGAGGTAGCCTATGGGGTACTCGGATAATCCGCGCAAGGTGTTCGGTAGGGTGGAAATTATCTATGCCGACGAAGAACTGAGCCGCGATATAACGACCGAGGAGAGCGGCAATTCGGAAATAAGCCATCCGAAAGAGGTATACCACTTACCGAGTGAGCCGACCGTCAAGGCTTGCACTATGGATGGAAACGCGACAATGGACGGTACGTTCCAAATGATGGACGACTCGGTGCTGTGCGGTTGGTGGAGCGGAAAACTCTCGGATGCGGACGGTGTGTTCGCCGACAAGCCGTTCATCGAACTAAAATTTACTAACCGACCTATCATATATTGGAAAGTCATAGGGGATAGCAAACTAAACCAATATCCCGTGGACTTTACTGTGGAGTACAAGCGAAACGGCAAAGTCGTAAGAACGGAAACGATAGAAGGCAATACGGAATTTGAGCGCGTATTAGAGCCGAGAATCGACGACATAACGTCGGTGCGGCTCACAATAGCCAAGTGGAGCGTTCCAAACGCCTGTGCCAAAATCTTGCGCTTTTACGAGCGATTGTACGAGATATACGAGGGCAATGCTTTGCAGTCGTTTGAGGTCGGCGAAGAACTGTGCTCGACCGAAGGCAACTACAATATCAACTCGGACACAATGACGGTCAGCGTGTACAACGAAAACCGTAAGTTCGATAAAGGCTATCTTCGGACGCTGATGTTGCTCGACCGAAAACTGTTGCCGAGCATAGGGGTGGAGAATAACGGCAAAGTGGAATACACGCCGCTCGGCACGTTCTACTCCGATGAGTGGCAAATCGACCAAGACAGCCAGTGGGTAAAGTGTAGCGCGACGGATAGACTGATGCGCTTGCAAACCAAGATGTACGTTGGCTTTCCGTTGACCGACAACGCCTCGCTTTATGAGATCGCGGAAGACATACTGCAAAAGACGGGGCATACCGCCGACGAATATTACATTTCGCCGACACTCAAAGATATCGTGGTAGACCTTGCGTTCCTACCGAAAATAGAGGCGTGGGACGCTTTGCAAGAGATAGCGAATGCAGGACTGTGTAAGGTGTTCGTGGATCGACAAAACCGTATCTGCATTACAACCGAAAGCGATGCGGCGGCGGTTAGTGCAATACCGATATATCCCGGCAATATGTTCTCGCTTGTGTCCAATGCAACGCTGACCGACTTTGCCAACTGCATTCACGTAGAGTACAGTACGGTAACCGTGACCGAAGACATCATCGACGTGACCGATACCGAGGTGCGGTTGGATGCGGGGCAATCGGTCGATTTGGCGATTGACTATACCTCCGAAATAGCGTATCCGTCGGCTGTCACAAATAACGCCGCCGTGCGGCTGACGAATTTTGACAGCGGCACAAACTCTTGCTCTTGCACGGTAACGAATACGAGCGCAACCGCGCAAACCGCTGTCATTACCGTGTCGGGAAACGCAATCGAGATAAAGTCGAATAAGATAACCAAGCGCGACGAAGTCAGCATCGAACTGTATGGCACGGTCGAGTATTCGCACACGGCAAGCGAACTTGTGCAATCGCTCGAACAAGCGGAATACATCGCAACGGTGCTACTGAACAAAATGCGAGCGGGGCAAGGCAGTATAACGACGATGTGGCGAGGGAATCCCGAACTCGAAATAGGGCTCGAATACGACTGCACCGACCGTTTCGGCGAAACGGCGCGGCTTGTGTGCGAGTACAATAAATTCAGTTATGACGGCGGACTCAAACAGGAAACACGCGGTCGAAAAAAATAAGGAGGCAATATGGCGGAGTGGACGGAGCCGAAGACCGATTACACGGCGGCGGCGCAAGTAACGCCGAGCATCTTCAATACGCTCGGCGAAAACGAACGGTATTTGCAGGAAAAGAAAATAACGACCGAGCAGGTACAAGACGCATCTATTACGAGTACCCAATACGGTGCGCGGACGAACATAAGCGGCACGGAGGTGTTAAAGGTGTGCATAGGTAAGATACGGAAATGGTTTGCGGACTTAAAGGCTTTGGCTTTCAAGTCTACGGTGGGAACGTCGGATATCGACAACTACGCAGTAACATCTTCGAAACTTGGCACGAACTCCGTGACCACGGCAAAGATAAACGCAAACGCTGTGACCGATGCCAAGATAAACTCGGTATCGGCAAGCAAGGTAACGGGGCTACACAAAGTGGCTACGAGCGGAGATTATAACGACCTCAAAAACAAGCCGAATATCGGCGGCGGATCGGGAACGGTCGTGTTTAACGGGAATGCCAATCACTTTGATTATGACCTCGGTTTCGTTATTAAAGGTGGGTATAGATACGCAGTGGAATTAAATTATGCCGTCGGCGAGGGTATTGCGATAGGTGAGGGGAGTGACGCCACGCTGCGCGTTCTCATACCGGGCGATTGCTACGCCGCCGACCGAATGACAAACATCAGCATTATTTGCCTTACCACGGGTTACGATGGAACAGCGGTCTATCACGGCGGCGGTAGTATTTATACCGAGGGCGATGCGACCATTGAGGGCGGAGGTTTGGATAGGGATGCGGGGTACATTGAAATAAGCGGACATAGTTGCCCTGCAATAAAGCGCGTCATAGAACTCGGAAAAGCGTACTGAGAGGAGGCAACATGGCTGAATGGAAAACACCGCGAAATGATTATACCGCAGGAAGTCAAGTTACGCCAGATATTTTTAATACGCTCGGCGAAAACGAACGATATTTGCAAGAAGTCAAAATCGTTATTGACCAAGTGCAAGATGCGTTTATAAAAAGCACCGAGGCGCAAGTGAGAGATAACATTACGGCTATCGAAAGCATAAAGGACGGATTCGGAAAGGTGCGAAAGTGGTTTTCGGATTTGCGTACTCTTGCATTTAAGAGTACCGTTGCCACGGCGGATATTAACGCATTAGCCGTGACATCGGCAAAAATAGCATCGAATGCGGTAACGGTATCAAAGATAGCAGCAAATGCAGTGGAAACAACGAAAATAAAAGACCTTGCCGTAACTACTATAAAAATAGCGAACGGAGCGGTTACCGATGTAAAAATAGACTCGGTGTCAGCAAGCAAAATAACGGGGCTCCATAAGGTGGCAACGAGCGGGAGTTACAACGACCTTGCAGATAAGCCGAGCGTTCCCGATTCGGTGTCCGTTGTGGATAACCTTTCTTCTACAAGTCGAACTGCGGCATTGTCCGCATATCAAGGGAAAGTGCTGAATGATAAAATTGCCGACTTGGGTTTTAGAACGGGTAGTATTAGCGGTGTCTCTAATGCTACCCTCATACGGCAAGGCAAACTCGTAATAGGTTATGTGACTGCAAGCAATAAGACATCGAAACTTTTTACTTTGCCCGAAGGCTTTCGACCCAAAACCGAAGTGAGTGGCGTATATGGAACACAGTCATACAACTCTGGTACGAGATTATATGTGGACGTGCGTACCACTGTTACCTTTAAGACCAATGGCGATGTCACATCATCGACCAATGGTAACCTAAGCCAAAATCTAAATATCCTTTTCGGTTTCGAGGCATCATAGGAGGTTTTATGGCAAGACAAATACTCACGCAGGGCGAGGCATTCAGCATCGCCTTTTTTCATATCAAAATACCCATCGAGGGAGAGAGCGATTGGCGAATCCGCGATTCGGATAAACTGACATTTTCGATAGCGCGGAGAAACCGTTCGCCTGACATAGAAAAGACATTTCCCGATGGCATCGAGCGGTCGGGCGATTCGTTCTTTGTGTTTTTAACCGCCGAAGAAACCGCACGACTTCCGTGTCTGTTATATCGGATGCAACTCACGATAGACTTCGGCGGCAAGGGCAAAGACGTGTACACGCTTGCGGATAAAGAATTGGAGGTGGTGGCAAGATGAGCGAACAAAATTGCAACTGCGAGAATTGCGTACACATCGAGCAGTTCAAAGCAATAACGCGATCCTACGAAGGGACGGAAAACGATGTTGCGGAAACGGTGGTAGACAACGACCTGCGAACGGTCGAGGTTAAACTCAAACCGCAACAATACGCAAGCAAGTACGCATTTCCCAATCGCGGGGATAAAGCCGTTGTGTACATGGACACGGCGGAAAACAGGGCATACCGATGGGATGAGATTACGGGAACGTACATTTGCATCGGTGCGGATTACAGTCAAATCAAAATCATAAACGGAGGTAATGCAAATGGCTAACGAAGCAACGGAAAGGGTATTGGAGAGCAGAATACAACTGCGCAACGATACGGCGGAGAATTGGGCGGCGGCGAATCCCGTTCTCTTAAAAGGCGAGCTCGGCATCGAACTCGATACGCGCAAGATAAAGGTAGGCGACGGCACGACGAATTGGCAATCGCTCAAATACCTTACGGACGATATCGTGCTGTCCGAAACCGATCCGACCGACACCGACTCGCAATACGACTTGGGCGAACTGTGGCTCAACCAAGCGGAAGGCAAGGTGTATATTCTTCTCGCCAAAACCGAAAAGGCGGCGGTGTGGACGCGTATAGCCACGGCGGACGAACTCGCGGTGGTGGCGGAGGCGCAAGTCGCGCAAAAACTCAAAACGCCGCACAAAATCGAGATAACCGGGGATGCCGACGGCTCGGCGAATTTTGACGGTAGCGAGGATGCGCTCATAGAACTCGTGCTGAAGAACAGCGGCGCGACCGAAGGCACGTTTACCAAGTTCACGGTCAACGAAAAAGGCTTGGTGGTAAAGAGCGAACTGCTCACGGCGGACGATATTCCGCAGCTCACGCTTGGCAAGATAGCCGACGCGGGGACGGCGGCGGCAAGGGATGTCGGCACGAAGGCGGGCAACCTCATCGAGTTGAACGCAAAGGGCAAGATAGATAAGAAATATCTGCCCGCGATTGCCATAACGGAGCCGTTCGCGGTGTCGAGCGAAGAAGAAATGCTCGCGCTCACCGCGCAAAAAGGCGACGTTGCGATTCGCTCGGACGAGAGCAGAACGTATATCCTTAAAGAAGCGCCGCCCTCGGTCAAAGAGAATTGGCTCGAACTGCAAACGCCCGATTGTAAGATACATTCGGTCAACGGTCAAATCGGCGCAGTCGTGTTGACAACGGCGGACATTGAAGAGTCGGGCAATCTTTATTATACCGAGGACCGCGCAAAGAGTTCGTTTGCGGAAAACTTCGGACAAACGAGTTCGGCGGATCTTACCGACGGCGAAACCATACTCCACGCGACCGACACCATCATACTCAACGGCGGCAACGCATAGGGCGGCGGCTATGGCGGAAAAAGAAGTACAAGTCAAACTCCGCCTCCGCTCGGACAGCGCGGCGAATTGGCTTAAAGCCAATCCCGTGCTGCTTGCCGGGGAGATTGGAATCGAAACGGATACAGGCAAGATGAAGGTCGGGAACGGTCAAGCAAAATGGCGTGTTTTGCCGTATCTCATAACGGGTATGACGCAGGCGGAAATCCTCGACTGCTTTTGTCCCGTCGGCTCGGTAAAAGTCACGGCAACGAATGCCAATCCCGAAGGCTATGTGGGCGGTGTGTGGGAAAGAATACAAACGGACGGCTCTGCGCTCTATTATTGGGAACGCAAGGCATAGGAGGCAAAATGGCGGCGATAATCATCAGCATCGCGTCGAGCATCATCAGCGGAATGGTGCTCTTTTTCTTGCAAAGGTTTTTCAAAAAGAAAGCCAAAAAGGACGAAGAACGTGACGCGGCAAAGGCAAAAGAAAATATCCTTATACTTAAAAGCATCGACGCTGTCGGCAAATTGACGTATGCGAACGCAATCGCCATACGCGACGGAAAGACCAACGGCGAAATGCACGAAGCAATGGAAAGTTACAACGAATCCAAAGAGGAAATGTACGAATACCTCTTGGAACAAAATTCTCATAAATAAAGGAGGACATAATGGAACAGTATCTCGAACTCATCAGCGTACCCGTGATAGCGGCAATCGTCTATTGGGTAATAAACCTTATTAAATACGCGACCAAGCAAAACGAAAAATTCATGCGCTTTATTCCGCTCGTGGCGGCGGCACTCGGCGCAGCGCTCGGCGTCGTGGCGTACTTTGCCGTGCCGAGTATCGTCCCGGCAGAGAACGTGTTTGTGGCAATTCTCATCGGCATTGCAAGCGGTTTGACTGCGACGGGAACAAACCAGATCATCAAGCAACTCGGTAAGAAGGATGACGGCAATGGCGATAAACAATGATTTTGCAAAGGCGTATGCCGACGCGATAATCGAGCGGTTATGGATAAAAGGACTCATAACCGAGGAAGAGCGCGACAGGCTATACGAAAAGAATCCGTATAAAAATCTTTGAGTTTTGGCAATTTTTCGCTGGACTTGTCAAAGTGAGCACGGTATGATTTGTCCTGCCCACGACGGGTAGGACAAATTTTTTTACCCTACATTCAAATCCATAACGGCAACATAGTGTAGCGGAAAGGAGGCAATATGGCAAAACAAAGGGCGGTGGCATACATCCGAGTATCCACGAAAAGCGATGCGCAGTCGCACAGTTTTGAGTATCAATTAGAATATTGGCGAAATACGATTACTCAAAACACCGAGTGCGAGTACATGGGCGTTTATGCCGACAAGGGCATAAGCGGTCGGGCATTGGCAAAAAGACCGCAACTGCTGAAACTCCTCACCGACGCAAGGCAACATAAATTCGATGTTGTTTATACGAAGTCGGTATCGAGATTCGGGAGAAACACCGAGGAACTTCTCGAAACGGTAAGAGAGCTACGAGAACTCGGCGTAAAGGTGGTATTCGAGAAAGAGCAAATCGATTCGTTCAATCCTGCGGCGGAAACCTATTTGACGATAGCGGCGTCAATAGCCGAAAACGATTTGCAAATCTATTCGGACAATATGCGATGGTCAATCCGCAACCGATTCAAAAATGGTTGGTTTAGCGTCGGACACGGAATATTTGGATACCGAACGAATAAGGACACCGACGAATTGGAAATCGAGCCAAGCGAAGCGGAAACAGTACGGCGAATGTTCGACTTATACTTGGAGGGGTACGGCACGATAGCAATCGGATTGATACTCGAAAAGGAAAACCGTCCGAACTCATTCGGCAAAGTGAAATGGAATCGGGGCGCGATTCTTTATATGCTTACGAACGAAAAGTATAAAGGCTGCGCACTATCGCAAAAGTATGTGCAGTCTCAAGGCGTGTGTCGCCTCAACAAAAACGAAGCGCCCAAATACTATATCGAAAACACGCATCCGCCGATTATATCGCCCGAACAATTTGACAAAGTTCAAGCGGAATTGGAAAAGCGCGGCAAAAGTCATAAAGGTAAAGGCAAACCGATTTATGCCTTTACTACGAAAATAGTATGCGGACAATGCGGACACGGTTATGTCCATAAAATAAACAGTAGCGGAAAGCCGTGGGCAAATCCAATATGGATATGCAGTCATCAAAATTTCTTCGGCACGAAAAACTGTAACAATCGCCGAATAAAGGATAGCGTACTGAAAGAAAAATTCGTAGAGTGTTTCAATGAGTTTATAGCCAATAAGACGGAAAGCGATGAAGCCATCGAACTGCGACAGCGGTTGGCTTCGCTAATAGAGTCCGAAAATGAATTAAACCTATTGAGAATCAATCGAATGATCGATGGGGCGGCATTCGCTGTCGAGAGCGCATCGCTTCGCAAGGAAATTACGGCGGTAACGATGCAAATCGCGGCAAAGGAAATGCGCGGTATAGACAAGGCGGACTTTACGCAAATAACCGAATACGATGACGATAAGGTAGAGAAGTTCGTCGAAAGGGTTACGATTAACAACAACGTCGTAACCTTTACTTTTATCAACGGAGCGGAAATCAGTAGGGAGTACACAAACGGACCGTCGGGCAATCAAAAGGGTTGGCGAGATAAACAGCGCGAACGCTTGGAAAAAGAAAACAAAACGGAGGTGCAATAATGCCGATTGGAACAACAAAGATCGTAAAGGAAATACCTGCCTTATACCACCAAAAAAATACGATAGTTCCCGATAGACCGAACGTGACGTATTATGCGCGTGTCAGTACGGAGAGCGAAGAACAGGAAGACTCCTACGAACGGCAAAAGGCATATTTCGAAGAAAAAATAAAAGCACATCCCGAATGGAATTATATCGAAGGGTATGCCGATTGGGGTGTGACGGGAACGAAAGCCGAAGCGCGTAAAAACTTTATGCGTATGATAGAAGACTGTCGGGCGGGCAAAATAAACAAAATTCTATGTAAGTCTATATCTCGATTCGGAAGAAACACGGTCGATACGCTGAAATACATACGAGAGTTGCGAGAGCTCGGCATCAGCGTGTTTTTCGACTCGCAGGGGATAGACACACTTACGCCGGGCGGCGATGTGCTGATAACAATCCTTGCGGCTATGGCGGAACAGGAAAGCCGAACGATGTCTACGAATATCAAGTGGGCATTCGAGAAGCGATTCAAAGAGGGCAACGTGTTAATAAACTTTCGGGGTACGCTTGGCTATACGAAAGAAGGCGATGAGTACGTTGTGGTCGAAGACGAAGCGAAAATAGTCCGCCGAATTTATGCCGAATACCTATCGGGTAAATCGTTGCGACAGATTGCCGATGAACTGAATGCGGAAGGTCTACAAACGAAGAAGGGGAAACAATGGATGCCGAGTTCGATACAAGGCATCTTGCAAAACGAACGCTACACTGGGAACGCCATACTCGGCAAATCGTACAAGACCGATGTCCTGAGTAAAACACGAAAGAAAAACGAGGGGCAAGCACCGATGTATTATGTGGAAAACAGCCATCCGCCTATCATCAGTCAAGCAACATTCGAAATGGCGAAGGCGGAACAAATTCGCCGCCGAGATATTCGGAGTTCGGTCAATACGGGAAGCGGAAGATACAGTAGCCGATATCCGTATAGCGGACTGTTGATATGCGGCGACTGTGGAGCGAAGTTAAGACGATTCGGACGTAAAGTAGTCAGCGGCGAATATGTGCCGACTTGGGTGTGTATCACGCATCAAAAGACGCCGAAAGAATGCGATATACGACCTATAAAAGAAGAAGACATTAATGCGGCATACGAGCGCGTCGTGGGGCGGTTGTTGGGCGATGTCGCGGAAATAAAAGCCGCAGTAAGGAAAACAATCGAGTGCGAGATAAAAATCGAACGTGACGCGGATTTGACACCGATACAACGCGCACTCGACGATGCGCGAGAAAAAATCCACGAACTGTTTCAAAAAAGGCGGAAAAACGAAATCACCGTCGAGGAGTATAACCGATTATACAAAGAGTATAGTGCAGCGGTCATTGACCTGCAAGCGAAAGAGAAAGAACTCCAAACGGTCAACATAGAAACGCAAATGAATCAGCAAAAACTCCTATCGATAATCGATGCGCTCGAAAGCAACGAAACCGATTATAATGATAGTGCGATTATGCGACTGCTATTGGACAATATCAAGGTGGTGGGAAAGCACGAATTGGAGTTTCAATTCAAATGCGGAATCAACATAACCGAAACAATATAAAGATAGCCGACTGTGGGCAAGAGAACGCTCGCAGTCGGCTTTTTTTATTTTCGTTCGGTTGACAACGGCGAAGTTATTTGCTACAATAAAAGAGCAGTCGGCATTTGGATACGAATAGTCGGACATAAAACAAAATGGATTTGCCTCATTGTTATGCAAGTGACATAGGGCAAAGCGAGATGATTTATGTAACACTCATTTGTAGAACGGATGCCTAACGACCACTCACGGTAGTGTATTTTTC